AAACAAATTCTAATGTGTTTGTTTGTTGTCTTAAATAATCTACTGCACCACTATAGGTAATTCTACCTGCCTCTAGGTATTGGTAATAGTGTTTAAGAAATTTAACAAAGACTGGATGTTCTGCTTGAACAAAGTCAGGTACTTGCCCTTCGATTAAAGGGGATATTTTTGTTACAAGTTTTGAATCATTCTTTGCCATTCATCTAATACGCCGAAGATGTTGGATTGGATGATGGTGTTGATACAGTTGTAGTTGAAGTTGTGCCTGTTGAGGTTACTGTATAACCTAAACCTGTTGTAGCTTGTGCATCAACAATTCCACCTGTTGTTGTATTAACTAAATCAATTTCTAGTATTTGATTTCTTACAGGCACTACATCATTTGAATTTGGAATTGCTGTTACACGAATTTGTGTAGATGATAAACTATCTATATCTGATACTGCAGAAATTAATAATGAAGTTGTACTAATTATACCACTGGTGTAATTTACTGTTCCTGCCGTAGCATTAAAATATGTTCTTACACCTGAAGATGATAAAGAATAAATTCTTAAATTACCAGAACCATCATCATCAAAAAAGTATTCTGTTTCTAAACTATTATTTAAATAAAATCCTGTTGAAGAAAGAATTCCACCAGCATCAGTATTGTGAGATGCATGTGGATTATAAAATGCATTATTAAAATTAAGTGTATAGGAAGTTGATGCTACAACTGGTGTAAAAAATTTACCCATAGTAACTGTAGTTGTATTATTTAAAATAGATTTATCAGTATCATCAATCAACCCTGTTAGTTTAGAATGTCTAAACGAACTATTAAATTCTTGTAATTCATTTGAATTATAATTTGTAATCGTTGTAAAAATTAAAGATGCTAATTCATCTTTAGTAGATGTTGTTGAACTTGAATCATAATTAAATGAAACATTTAAAATTAAGGAAGTTGTTTCTGCATCTACAATGACTGGCGTAATTGAAGCAACTTTGTATGGACTGAATGCAGCAACTAAGTTACTCTTTTGTACAGTCGTTAAATTTACACCAGTTGTGGGTCTGATTGAAATAAACACTTTACCATATTCTGGGTTACTTGATACTCCTGTACTTGTATCGTAACTACCATCTTCTCCACCCCAAACAGAAACTGCTAGAGTATTTGGAAATAATTTTTTAGCATAAGTTTTATAATCATCTACTGTTACACATCTTCCTTGAGATGCATAGTCTAGTGGTGCATTTAATTTTATTGAATCTAAACTTTCTGCAACATTACCACCTATTGCATTTGCAACTGTTGTAACTGTAATATTAGTTTCACCATCTATACTTGTAGGTGAACTAAATACAGCTGCTCCATTTGCATTAGCTCTATTTGTAACTACATATTCTAATATAACAATGTTACCATCTGATAATGATTTACTTACTACACCATCACCAAAATAAATTTCATGCAACCCACTATCAGTTTCTTGTATGTAATAAACTGTGCTTGATGCAGACAGTTGAGTTATATCTGTTGCCTTAGTATAAGTAGTTGTGCTTGTATCAGAATTTGATTGTTGCACTTTAACTGTTAATGTTGTTGTGTCTGTTCTTGCATCTCTTGTTAAAAATCTTTGGTCAACATTAGAAGTGTCTGCTGTGTATCTTGTAGTAATATAACTGCCTTCATAAATGTTTATACTATCAAAAGGAATTGAAGAACCTGTGTTATTAGAAGTTATATCTGAAATTGTAACAAATTGATAATCTATTCCATTAACACTTGTAGTAAATGATGTTCCCTTTGGCATTGTTCTGTTGGAAGCAGTTGTTGATAGATTTATATTAACTGTAGCAATAGGAGCTCTTGCTGATGACACTTCATATCCTAGTGTCTTGGCATGAGATACTATACTTGAACGAAGTGATGCACTATCTAAAAACATTTCATTTGCCAACATGTTAGCATTGAATCCCAGATAATGTGTATTGTATGCAAGAGTATCTAATAGAACACTCATACCAGAACCTTCAAAGTCATAGTCTTTAAATTCGTTTTGTCCTTTTAAAAATACTTTTAAATTATCTTTAATATCATCAAAGTCTAATTCTGCTACTCTAATCTTTTTATCATTTACTGCCATTATCTTAATCTCTCTAACATAACTGATAGGTCTACCAATTCTGTGGGTGCGTTAACTACATAAAATTCTAGTGTTACATTATATATATTTCTATCATAATCTGGTAATGCTCTTACTCCTACCAATCTTACTCGTGGTTCAAAGTTTACTACAACATCTTCTATTTGTTTATTTAAAATTGAAGCAACTACTGGTGACATATTTTCAAATAACATATCACGAACACCAGATGATATTTCTGGGTGAAATGGTTTTTCAAATGCATTAAGTAATATAAGATTTCTTACTGACCTTTTGACAGCCTGTATATCAGTTACTTTGTTGACATCATTACCAACAGTTTTCTTAGCAAAGAATAAATCTAAATCAGAGTATTGTTTGACATTACGACTTATATCATTTTGTGATTGAGCATCCTTGTAAGCAGACATATGTAATCTCTAGTTATTTAATTATTATTTATAAGGGATTTTATGTGGATTTGATTTTAAAATCTATTTCTGACTTAAATTGTTTTGCTATAGTATCAGGATTACCCCCATCCCTCACAGCTACAATTACATCCGCCCCTCTTTTTAATCTATCTGTATTCATATCATCAAATATTGCTTTCTGATAAGCATCTTTACCTTTCTCTTTAAATATTTTTTTATATTTAGCGGTTTGTTCTTTTCTAACTAAAGCTTTTGCTTTTTGAATATCAAGGTCAGCTTTAATTTCTTCAATAGTTCTATCTGGGCCACCACCTACTAATGTGTAGTTTTCAGCACCACTAACTGCTTTACTAATATCACCTAAGATACCATCTTTAAGTCCTAAGACTGACTCGGCACCACCTAAGGCATGACCAAGAGCACCTTCTCCTATTGCTGTAAGATTTCCAAAATCCAAAACTGATTTAAAGTCAGGCAACTTTGGTAACAATTCTTTCAATCCTGAAACAGAAGAAAAACTTATATTAGCAGGTAACTCAAAAGGAAGACCATCTATACCTAATTCTAAGTTTGGTATTAAACCCCCTATATCAACGCCATCCTTTACTTGTGAAACAACTGAGTCTACATCTATTCCACTTTTACTTAATGTATCTCCAAAAGAATCTTTTAATTTTGATAAGTTAGCTGCACCAGCAATAGACCCAACATCTATATTTGCTAAATCACCAAATGCTGCTTGAGCATTTAGGTTTGGAAGTTTTGGTAGTGCTGGTATCATAGAACTAAGTTTACCTTTCAACCCTGCTACCTTACCCAGTAATTCACCCTTTAATGCAGAAGCTTCTGCAAGTGGATTTTCAAATTGAGTTAGAGCAGAATCTTTTAATGAAGTTACAGCACCTAAAGTTTCTGTAATTTTACCAGTCAATCCTTTCATATTTACTATAGCCATATCTTTCTCCTATGCTGTTCTTCTCCACATGTAAGCTGTGATGTATGGTTGTATGTTATTGTGAGCATCACCACCACCAGTTGATGATGTTGGATGCAACGAGGTGCCTGAAGTATTACCCTCTGATAAATTATCATTATCAGTATCATTTGTACTCATTGTAACATTGTGAGTATGAGCTGGTATTTGAGCAACTGTTAATGTGTGTGTTTTAGCACCACCTGTTTCTCGTACTGCATCAAAATCAGTATCAGTTGAATCAACACCTACTATAACTCTACCATCTCCAAATGCTGACCATGTTCCAAAACCTAATAGTGTGCCTGGATTTGTTGCAACACCAGCATTGGTGTAAATAGAACCTACTGGATAAATTGTTTCTAACACATGTAATCGTAAACCTTTATCACCACCTGTTAGATTTAATACTAAATCATTTGAATCATCTACATCAAGATTTATCTTAGTAGAATCTGCTTCATCAATTTTTATATCAGCCATTGTTATCTCCTATGCTATTGGTGCTGTTGTAGTATTAGCACCTAGTCCAGCAGTATCAGTATGTACATGACCTGTAAGTTCGATTGCAGTACCTGAACCATTAGTTGCTGTAACTGTACTTCCGTCACCAATGAATGTCATAGTACCAACTGCCTCTGATTTAATATTCATTATTGATACCGATTTAAGTGAAAGAGAATTACCAGAGGCTAAACTTATATTACCATCCATAGTTACTACTCCAAATTTATCTTGTGCTATCACAGTTAAATTTAAATTAGAGTGTATTGTTAAATCTTCTGTTGTAGTTATAAGACCTTCACCCCCAATGGTTGTAACTGAATTTCCAGCAATACTTAAAATATAATCTTTCGCTGTTGTAGATTTTTCGGTTGTACCTACTGAACCTGTATATGAATTGGCAACATTGTATGCATGATTACCTAGAATCATTTCCTCTAAATTACCTACACCGCCAGCACCAATCTTAACTTGTTCCGACTTATGTATCTTTCTTGTAAAGTTTCCACCAACTTCTAATATATAATCTTTTGCAATGTATTCTCTTTTGTTTCCGTTAGTCGTTAAATTAATATCTCCATTTACAAATATATTAGATTCTCCAGCAACCAATTCATAATTACTACCTACCACCTTAACTGTCTTACTACCATCTACAACAATTTCTTCGTAAGTGCCAGACTTGTGTTGTTTTTGTAATCTTTCTCCACCAGGCGTATCATCTATTTCATTTATGTGACCTGACTCTGATTCGTGTACATGATTGTATGGGTATTGACCTGTACCTGATGTTCCTCTTGGTATTGGTTCTTCGAAGAAAGTTGGTGTGTCATCTGTCTTGAGTGTTGTTGAGATTGGGTCTAAGTTTGGTTTAGTTGCTTTAGGTATATCTTTAACTTGCGAATTTTTACGACTTACAAAAGACTTATGAGTTTCAGCATCACCATCTCTTGCGAGTCTTGATACATCTGATTCACCTGTAGTGTGACCAGAGTGAGATATTGTGCCAGGATATTTTCCATTGGGGTCATTGAAACCTTTTGATGTGTCAGCAGCATCTGCTGGAACACCAGGCAACGAACCCATAATGACTGGTTGTTGTTTTTCTTTTGCATCTCTAAAGAATCCGACTACCCATGTTCCCTCAACAAGAAAGCTAGGTGAAGTTCCTAGACCTTGCATAGATGGGTCGGTCACAGGCATCATGATATGGGCCCATGGCAAATCTGCAGATGGGATATCTATTAAATCTTCTGTGTGGTAACCTAAACAACGGACTTGTACTCTACCAAGTTTTGCAGGGTCATTACGATTTTCTACAACACCAGTAAACCATACAAAGCCATCAAGGCCCATGAAATAGTTTTCGTTCATGTTAAGTATTTATACTAGGT